GAACACTTAGCCCCAGGCGGTCAGGTCGGGTAATGTCAGCTATCTCTACCCTTCGTGGAACAATCGCGGCTGCTCTAAGTGATAACACGAGCTGGCAGGTGTTTTCCTTCCCACCTGCCAGTCCTCTTGCTAACAGTATTGTTATCGAGCCAGGTGACCCTTATATCGAGCCGTCTAATGACCATTACAAGACCGTTAAGCCTAAGGTTAACTTTAAGCTTATTGTTCTAGCGCCTATGTTCGATAACCAGGGAAACCTAATTAACATAGAAGATTATTACCTAAACATTGTAAACAAATTAGAAGCATCTAATCTTGCTTACAGTCTCGGAACTTTTACCGCGCCAGCCGTTCTTCAAGGAACAGCAGGGGAACTACTCTCAGGCGAGGTAACTATCAGCATACTCTCGGATTGGAGCTAACATGGCTGAGGTAGACAAAGAGCGCGAGGCTTTCCTTGCTAAAATTGGCCAGGTCAAGCCCGTCGCAAAAAAAGAAGAAGCAAAACCAACAAAGAAAGATGAGGAGTAATCATGGCGATTACGCTAAATAACAAAGTCGGACTCAAAATCGCTAGCGTAGATTTGTCCGACCATGTGACCTCTGTCACACTAAACCAAGCTTTCGATGAACTCGAAGTTACAGCAATGGGTGACACAGCTCACAAGTTCGTAAAGGGACTAGAGTCTGCAACTATCACCGTGTCATTCTTGAACGACCAGGCTGCTACTTCTGTTCTCGACACATTGTCAGATGCTTACGGTACAACCGTAGCATGGAAGCTTATCCAGGATAAAATTGCAGCAGTATCGGCGACTAACAAGCTCTGGACTGGCGACCTTTTGGTCAACAACCTAACACCGATTAACGGTGCTACAGGTGATATGGCCACTATGGACATTACTTTCACAGTAAACTCAGCAGTAACAGTTGCCGATAGCGGCACCTGGTAAAAATTAGATAGGGGCAAAATGGCTAGCTTAAGAATTACTAGGGCAGATGGCACACAGAGTAAACACGAAATTACTCCAGTCATAGAGTACGCGTTCGAACAACATTTTCGTAAAGGCTTCCACAAAGCTTTTAGAGAAGATGAAAAACAAGAACACATTTACTGGCTAGCCTGGGAATGTCTCCGCCGCGCGGATGCTCCAGATGTTAAACCTTTTGGTTTACCATTTTTGGAGACTCTGTCCTCAGTTGAGGTCGCGGTGGATGATTTCCCAAATGGCTAACGCGCGATACTTTTACGTATCGGATAGCCCAGCTTTCCGTACACACAGGTATCGCGCCTAGCGAGTTTATTAACATGGATAAAGACTTGCTAAAGGCTTTCTATGAAGTCCTAAAGCAACAGGCAAGAGAGCGAGAAAATGCCAGTCGTAGTAAGCGGCGTACCAGAGCTTAAGAAGGCTTTGAAGAAATACGCACCTGACCTACGTAAACAAATGGACGCGGAAATTCGCGTAGCTCTTAGAGAAGTTACAACTGCCGCTAAAGCAAAAGTACCTGGGATGGCTCCAGGCAATTTGTATAACTGGAATGATAAAGGCGGCGACCCTATTAGCCGTACTTCTAAGACCAGAGCGTTTCCTAAATATGATGGTGCGCTGGTACGCCGTGGTATTACCTATAAAATGGGTGCAACAAAACGTAATCGTCTAGGTTTTTCATCTTTGTATTCTTTACTTAACAGCGATGCTGTAGGCGTGATTATTGAAACCGCTGGCCGTGTTAATCCGTACGGACGCACACAAAAGGCTGGACGTCGTTATGGCCAGGGTTCGCAAAATATCGGACAAAGCAATAACCCTAATGCTGGTCGTATATTTGTAGGCGCGATGAATGATATTGGACCACTAAAACAATACGACAAATTTAGCCGCGGTAAAGGTCGCTTACTTTATGCCGCTTATGCCGATAATCAGGGTAAGGCGCTAGACGCAGTGTTTAAGGCTATTGACAAAGCATCTAAACTACTTGACGAGCGTGCCACAGTTAGAAAGGCTGCATAATGCCAGCTATTCGTATAGATATAGCTTCAGAGTTCAAGGATAAAGGATTTAAGAACGCTGAGAAAGCTAGCACGTCTCTTAATTCTACATTTAAGGAATTAGGTAAAACTCTTTTAGGTGTTTTGTCTGTACGGGAAATAGTCCAATTCGGTAAAGCAAGCGTTAAGGCCTTCGAAGAAGATGAGCGTGCAGCATCTCGTTTAAGTCAGACTTTAGGTAATCTAGGTTTAGCTTTTGAAGACGCTAGAGTATCTAAGTATCTTGCAGACGTTGAAACTGCTACTGGTGTATTGGATGATGAATTACGCCCAGCCTTCCAGCGCCTAATTAGTACTACTGGGTCTGTAACTAAATCTCAGGAATTGCTAGGCCTTGCTATAGATATGGCTGCTGGTTCTTCTGAGAGTTTAGGCACTGTTACTGCCGATTTGAGTAAAGCATATGTAGGGCAGACAAGAAGTTTAACTAAATACAATACTGGACTTTCTACAGCAGAACTACAGACTGCTAATTTTGCAGAAATACAAGAAGTCTTAATAAAGCAATTTACAGGACAGAACGCAGCATACTTAGACACATTCTCAGGTAAAGTCAATATGCTGAATGTGGCATATGCGAATATGCAAGAAACCGTGGGTGAAGGTTTAGTAGACGCGTTTACGATTTTGTCAGGTGACCAGGGTATCGGCGCAGGCATTATTGCGATGGATAAGTTCGGCGACTCAATCGCAGACGTGACACGTGGCGTAGCTACGCTCATAGCAGGGTTTAGGGACATAGGCACGTATGGCCGTACAGTTTTAGATTTATTCAAGAACTTAGACCCATTCGCACCAATGACCGCTATTGGACAACTAGGTAAACCAAAACCACGTCCTTTTACTACGCCTATGACTATTTCTGGTTCTACAGACGCTCAGGTGAAAATAGATAAGGCGCGTGCTAAGGCCGAAGCCGATGCAGCTAAGCGTGCTAAAGAATTGCTAGCGCTAACCAAAAAACAAGTTAAGGCACAAGAAGCGCTAAACAAAAAGAAAAAAGAAGAAGGAATACTAGGACAAATTGCTCAGCGTTTTGACTTAGAGCGTGTGCAGATAGCAGCAGCTTTAGGTGGACAAATAAACGACGTAGAGCGCCTACGCCTAGAACTAATGCAAGCTATTCTGGATGAGGACGTTAAGCGAGCTATTATTCTTGAAGGTCAACTAATAAAAGCTGAGTCTGCTGCAAAAGAGTTAGCAGATTTATTAGACAGCCTAGACGAGCTAGTAGGCGACCCATTTACTGACTGGCCATCAAAAATCACACGCATCCAGGAATTGCTAAAAGAGTTGAAAATAAATGTACCTATAGAGACATTATTCGCGGATAAAGGTCTAAAGCTAGACCAGAAGACTATGACCGTTACCACTATTGACCGTATGGACGTAGACGCTACTAATGTGTACATAAACGGCGCTTTGACTGGACAACCTAATAATGTTATGGCTAGTAGCACAAGTCTACCTGCCGATGTATGGGCAGCTTTTACGGCTGGCAATCCGACAGTAGTGGCAGCAGTGGAAGACCACGCAGACGCCGTACTAGCTTTAGCCGATGCTGAGTTATTACTGGCAGACTCCTTACTAGCTGAGTCTGGCGGCAACATTACAGAAATTATTGTAAACATTGAGGGGTCTGTGATAAGCGAAGGAGACTTGGCTGAAATCATCACCGACATACAGTACGAATATCAGAAGACAGGTAAGGGTATTTTGTACGACCCTATAGCTATCTAATGCCAGCACCTACGTTACGCGTATTTGTAGACTTCGACTCAGACACAGCTTTCGAGGTAAATCCGCTTATTCTAGGTTCTGCTACCGAAGGCATTTTAGGTACTAACCGTCTGGGCTCTGGCACACTACCTATAGAGATTACAGACCTGGTAACTAAAGTAGGCATTAGACGAGGTCGTAACCGCATAACTTCTAAATTTGAGCCGGGTACAGCCGATGTAGTTTTGTATGACCAAAATGGCGACTGGAACCCAGCTAACCCTAATAGCGCTTATTATCCTAACTTAGTGCCGTTGCGGCAGATTATTATTTATGCAACCTACGCTGGTGTTGACTATTTTCTATTCTCTGGCTTTATCTCAAAATACGACACAGGGTTCAGACAAGGTAATGAAGACCTGAGCACTGTGACACTTCGCTGCGTAGATGGCTTTAAGCTTCTAGCAGGTTCAGCGGTAGATACCATTCCTGGCTCTGGAGTACAACTCTCAGGAGCTCGTGTAAATGCCATCCTAGACGCCATAGAATGGCCTGTGAGCCTTCGAGATATAGACGCTGGTGACTCTACCCTACAGGCAGACCCAGGGGGCTCTAGGAACACGCTAGAGGCCTTACAGACGGTAGAGAACAGCGAGTTCGGCGGTATCTTTTTAGACGCTGAAGGTAAGATTAACTTCGTTAGCCGCAACAATCTTATTACCATTCCAGCCACGTCTTTGTATGACTTCTCTGATACAGGCGTAGATATTAGCTATACCAACGCTGTAGTAGCTTTTGACGATACTACGCTGATAAATGACGTAACGGTTACCCGTTCTGGTGGTACAGCACAAAACGCTTACGACCAGCCATCCATAGATAAATACTTTTTACACTCAGGTACACGCTCAGGCATCTTAGTCCAGACAGACGCGGAAGCTTTGAACCAGGCTAAAGGCATCCTGGCTACCCGTAAGGACCCTGAGGTACGAATAGACAGTATTCAGCTTAACCTGTATGACGACGTTAACCCGAATAAGCCTTTAGCTGGGGTTGACATTGAGATATTGGACGGTGTGACCGTCACTAAGACCATGCCAGGTTCGTCAAGCGTGACGCAGCCTAGCCTGGTTAATGCAATTCATCACGACATTACTAAGTCGTCCTGGATGACGACCCTATACACCTCTGAGCCATTACTAGCTGGTTTCGTGTTAGACAGCGCGATTAGCGGTATACTAGGCGAAGACGTGCTGAGCTACTAAGGAGCAATAATGGCAGGTGCAGGATACAAGCTGTTTAACACGGGTGACGTGCTTACTGCAGCTCAGGTCAACACATATTTACAAGAGCAAGTGGTCATGGTTTTTGCCGATGCCGCAGCTCGCACAACGGCGCTTACAGGCGTTTTAGCCGAAGGAATGGTGTCTTATCTTAAAGACACTAACGCAACGGAAGTTTATGATGGCTCAGCATGGGTAGGCATTGGTAATTCGGGTGATATAACAGGAGTTACTGCTGGCACAGGAATTAGCGGTGGTGGCACTTCAGGCACAGTAACAATCACAAATTCTATGGCTACGGAAATCACAGCCGCAGGTGACATAATTATCGGTACAGGTTCGGGAACTTTTGATAATCTTCCAATTGGTACAACAGGACAAGTTTTAACAGCCGACACAACAGTTTCTCCTTACAAGGTTAAATGGGCTGCTGCCGCTGGTGGCGGAAAAGTTTTGCAGGTAGTTTCAACAACCGCTGGTAATACCACATCAACAACTAGCACCTATGTCGACCATATATCCTTGGCAATTACACCTTCGTCGACTTCCAGCAAAATTTTAGTTTTGTTCGCTTCAGGTGCAACTAAAAAAGAAAATAATAGTGGTTTGCAAACTAGACTTATGCGGGGAACAACTGAAATTCATTATATGTCGGCTATTGCTTTGTGGACAAATACAACGACAGACAACAGAGGGACATCAATCAGCAGCACATATTTGGATTCTCCAAGCACGACATCATCAACGACCTACAAAGTGCAAATTAGCAGTTACTACAACAATACTGGTGTTGCAATAAATCCAAACGGAGAAGTAAGCACTTTGACACTATTGGAAATTGGAGCGTAACGTGAAACCTAAAGTAGCTGATGTTATGGCTTTCCTTCGCCCAAATGGTTGGGCTGTATGGGATAACGATTTATCCACAGCGGAGTATTTTGATGGCGTAGAGCCAATTACAGCAGAAGAATATGCGCAAGGTGAAAAAGATTACATTGCCTACTTAGAGCAAAAACAAGCCGAAGCATTAGCGGCAAAAAATGCAGCGGAAGCAAAATTAGCTGCGCTTGGTTTAACTGCGGACGATTTGAAGGCGCTGGGTCTTGCCTAAACTTTGTAAAGCTGGGCAACAGCTCAGAGAGATGATAGATGACGCATTTCCCAGTAGAGATAGAAGTAGTGATGGAACCGCGGCGTCACCAGGACATAAGGCGCATAGTCCTAAATCTGACCACAATCCTGTGGGCCCAGAACAGATTGTACGTGCCCTCGACATTGACGCTAATCTGGCATCCGATAAGTCCGCGGCGTTCGACCTTGCTAATCAGCTTCGACTACTTGCCAGAACTGATAAAAGAATTAGCTATATCATATTTAACGGCAAAATCGCTTCCTGGGTCGGAAACTACCGATGGAGAAAATACCGCGGCATAAATCCACATAAGACACACATACACATTAGCTTTACAAAACTGGGCGACAAAGACGGCAGTATGTTTAACCTGCCCATTTTGACAGGAGACACAAATGCAGGAACTAAAAGCAATAGCGGCAAGCTGGGCAAGAAGCTTTTTGGCAGCAGGAATAGCGACATATCTAGCGGTGGGCTGGGATGCCAATGCAATTGTGAATGCCGCTCTGGCCGCGAGTCTGCCAGTCATCCTTCGGTATCTAAACCCTAACGACCACGCTTTCGGAAGGCGATGAACGCGACTGACTGGGCCGCTTTTGTTCTGGCCTGTTTATCTATCGCAGCTATCCTTATCGGTGGTCTGCGTTACATTATTCGCCATGAAGTACCTCTAATAATTGACCGCAGTCATATCGTGTCGCGCATCGAAAAATTAGAGGAGATGGTTCTAGAATTGCTTACCAACGATAGGAGCGCACGTGGCACAAAAAAGAACAAAGGCAGAAAAGGCCGCAACGCGTCGCGCTAAAGAGCTAGCAGCTAAACGCCATACTAAAGAACCATTAAAGCCTATTGACATATGGGCTGTAGCTGTCGTTGAAGCGTATGAAGCATTAGTACGCGCTGGGTGGGATAAAGACCATGCACGCTGGTACGTTGAAGATACCATGCGTATTCCAGATTGGATTATCCCTAATCCCGACATGAGTCCATATGAGGATGAGGAAGAAGAAGATTAAGCGCATTGTCGTTATATCTGACTTACAAGTACCATTTCATGACACAAAAGCCATTAGAAACGTTAGCAAGTTCATCACAAAATACAAGCCTGACGACGTTTTATGCGTGGGTGATGAGCTCGATTTCCAGACCATCTCACGTTGGTCTAGTGGGCGGGACGAGTGGTCGGGAACTATTGGACGTGATAGAAATACTTGCCAGGAAGTTCTTTACGACCTCAGGGTTACCCATATCGTCCGAAGCAATCACACGGACAGACTCTACAAATCCCTAGCATCTAGGCTACCTGGCTTGATTGGATTGCCAGAGCTGGAGTATGAGAACTTTATGGGCTTTCGTGAGCTAGGCATTAAATTTCACCGTAAGCCATACGAGATAACTAAAGACTGGATAATGGTCCACGGTGACGAACAGAGCACAAAGCCACAAGGGGGTTTAACGGCCCTAGAAGCCGCTAAAAGGCATGGTA